CAGCTCTTTCTTCCCCCTCCAGCCGCAGGAGGTTTGCACCGGCGCGTGTTTCTGTAAACGCAAGCGCGTCCCTGGGTCCCTGCCCGGGTCAGTGATGGCAAGTATTCCGGCTTGAAAACCGGCAACAGTCTCTTTTGGAGACCTCGGAGTGATTGCGGCCTAAAGTGCGCGATCTTTCACTCCTTGGGGGCGAACTGGTGACGTCCTAGAGAAGTAGCGGCCCTTCTTCAGACACCGGAGGTTGTAGCAGCCTAATTCCCTATTTAGGGAGAACTGCGTGAATGCACAACGCCACTTAATTGGGCGGCTCAGATAGCACGGTCTGAGTGGAGCAGGATATAATCGTTGCAGCAAGCATCAAGTTGGGGCAGCTCTGCCCTTTAAAGAGCCACATCAAGGAAGGTTGAGCTCTGCCGTTTCGGCAACTTACCAAAACAGACGCAGCATATTGGTCTCTGGATGGAATATGTCCACCAAAGTGCTGCGCGCCGGGTTTAACACAGCTCGTACAGTCGCCGAGACGACTGTCGATGTCGCTGGAATCGTTGCTCACACTCTGCCCCAGGCAGATGTTGAGAGCGGTTACAGCGGTGCTGTTTGGAACATGGTGCGGCATGCCCTCCCAGAGGAGCGCCGCGCGCCTCAGGAGCGTTTCGGGATGGTAGATCTCGCGACCTCCATGTTTCATACGGATCGATTCTCATCCAGGATCGACGCCCGGGAACTCATCAAGAACAACGAGGACGATGAGCGTGCTCGCATGCGTTCGGAGCTAATGGAAGCAACATCCACCTCCGTCACAAGCGAAGCCAAGTTCGTGTGGCAAGATTGGTTTCGACATTTCAAAGTCGAGGCCTTTCAGAAAAACCGCGCTCTTGTCACCGCCGACAGGCGACTCTTCCTGGACGGCCTCAACAGGCTCCAGCGCGTGGATGTCGTCGTCAACGGGCTCGCCAGTAGACTCACAAGCAGATTGTTTGATGATGAACTGGTTGATCTCCGCGGATACGAGTTTAGCCGATCGATTATACGTAATCTCGGCGATCCTCTCCAGTTTGATTCTGGGGAGTTGTACTCGTTTCTGCTGGCCCGTGCGGAGACCTTCGTGGCCCAACACTTTGCAGCTCCACAGCGTGTGGACATAATGCATTCCTTCGATCACGCATGCCATCGTGTTGCGGAGGGTTGGTACCCGAGTCGTTTCTCCGAGTGAGTCGCTCACGCGCGTGGCTTCTGTTTGTCGTGCTCACCTTTTCTATCTTGGAAAGGAAGAGCATCATCCACTTGATAATCGTTGGTTCGTGAAAGTACGGAACAATGACGACAAACACACGCGTGAGCACCTCAATGTGTGGGGGCCAGAGATCGATAGAGCTCTGGACACACTGGGGTATACCACCAACAGCTGGACGATGCGTCGCAACGACGTCCAGACCCCCTGCACTTGTTCTGCCATGTTATACGAGGCATGCATCTGTCGCCACCGCGTTTTGGAGATTGACCGACCATGGAATATCGATCCTCGCTACGCTGCCGGATACCGCAATGAGGTTTCAGCGCTTTCGCGTGACCTCAGCAACTTGCTGGGCCGGCAGTCAAAGCTCCAAGACTGGCGTAATGGATGGTTGGACTTTTCAGGTCCAGCCCGCGAGATGTACCGAGTAGCCACCGTCGACATGGAAGTGAACGGCTACACACAACAACTATTTTTCGACCTTGCAGGCAAGTGGGGTGAGAAGGCTGAGTTTATCCGGGGACGCGTCATTGCTCCCCAGGCAATGCGATGCATTGGCTCAGAGGCTGTCGGGGGTTCTAAACCCGGCAGGATTACTCTCGGACCCATCTTGCAAGAGCGCCCCTTCAGAAAGAAGTTCGAAGAAGCCCTCCATAAGCTCCGTAACAGGGACGGATCTCGCGCTGTAGCCAGTGGTCGCACACTGGTTCAGCGTGCTAAGGACATCATCAATATGTTCGAAGATGGATGGATTACCAAGAATGAATTCGAAGAGGCCAGAGCGGAATTCGACGCGGACGATGCACCGCAACAGAAGAGACAGAAGATGATGCCGCAACATTCGGTGTCTTATGTCGCGCCTGATCACGGCGAAGACATTCATATCCTGTCTTTTGATTTCACCTCCTTTGATGGCAGCCTCGGAAAGCTTGCTGTCTGGGAGCGTGATGCATTTTACGTCGAAATGGTTCGTTTGTATGGCGAGAAGAAGTGTGCCAACCTCAAGCGCACACTTGATCACCAGAATGTGATCAACGGGAAAGGCAAGGCCATGGAAACCAACATCTACGGTAACCGAGCCTCAGGCACTGCAGGGACCTCCACTGGCAATAAGATCGTCGTGATTGCGGCGCTCCGATTTGCCTTGGGCCCCGGCTTTAAGCACATTAAGATCTACTGTGATGGAGATGATACTCTTCTCTTCATCCCGGACCGCTACATGCCTTTTGTGCAGTCGTGGCGAGACCGGTTGGGCCGCTTGGGCCTCACATCGAAGATCGAAAATCACGCCAAGCATTGGCGTGACATTGTGTTCTGCCGAGCCAAGATTGTACTCGCAACTAGGGGACGTACTGTTCCCATCTTGTGCAAACAGCCCGATGCCGCGATCGTGTCATCTACGAACATAGTTCGTCACTTTCGGGGAAACGAATTCAGTACTTATCTACACACTCTCCGTGAATGCGGGGAGATTGCGTATGAGGGCGTGCCGATATTGCATGCGCTCGGCCGACTATTCCCGAGGGGGAAGGCTGATATGAGTAAACTGGGTTGCGGACATGAATTCATTCTGGCTCGCGAAGCCAAGCAGCGTCAAGGAAAAGTCTTTATCCCGTCCACACCGGACGAGGACCAAGCCGTGTCACAACTGATATCCGATGAGGTCAGGCACGCATTCTACCTTTCTCACGGGGTAACTCCAGCCAAGCAGATTGAAATCGAACGCGATTTCTCTGCTTTGGGCGACAGACTAGAGCCACTTTTTCTCACAAGAGACAAGTGGTTGTTTAACAACTGGTTTGACGTCTCAGCAGATCGTGGAGTGAAAAACAAACCCAACCGTTTGTTTCCAGAACTGGACTAGCGATATACAAATTCCGCATTGCGGGGGGCCTGACATTTGTCTCGCTAGTTGTGAGAGCCACACACACAACCAAC